TTTATCTGACGCTACCCCTCAAGAATTACTAGACATTGAAATAGGTTTATTTCAGGAAGGTGCTATCTAATGAAAACTTGTGCAGTAATGAATTGCGAAAATACTAACTTAGTTTATTCAGGCGTAGACGCTTTTATGCTGGGTGGAATACCAACAGAAAAGTTTTGCTATGTTTGTGCAACCGCTTACTTAATGATTTCAGAAAGTTTGGTGTCTGCCTAATGATGACACGAAAAGACTATGTTGCTACTGCTGAAATCCTTAGCAACTATTCAATGTATTTTGATTCTGTAATGTTTGCAGATATTGTAAATGATTTTGCAGATATGTTTGAAAATGATAACCCACGCTTTAACCATGACAAGTTTGTGGAAGCGTGTTTAGCGATTGGAGTAAAATAAAAATGGTACTAGATACAGGAACACTAATTGCAATTGTAATTGCACTTGCGGGGTCTTTAACAATGATGTGTTTATTTTGGAAACAGAATATTGAACAGCATAAAGAAATTCGCAGACTACAAATTGCATTAAGGGCAACACGAACTAAATCCCAGAAATCCTAACGCAAAAAAATCCTGAGCAAGATCTAAAACTGCTCAAAATTTTCCTCGGCGCAGTCGGGCGTGTCGTATGCGTTTACGTACTATGTGATTTTTCTCACATCCTTTGAGCGTCTCATTATCTGGAATTACTGGCTAGTAAGTTGATATTTTTAGACTAATCAGATAGACTTACATAGTAAGGAAATAAAAAGAAAGTCTATTACTTACGGCGTGTCTAACCGAAAATGTCAGCCACCCGTGATAGGATAGAATTATCAACAAAAAGAAAGAGGTTGGCAAATGTCAGCAAATGTCTATACAATAGAAAACCTACTTGTAGGAAAAACTTATCGCTCTAATTCTCTAACAGGAGAAATTATCTCAGCAGAAAAACACCCTAACGCAGTTTGGTATCAAGATTGCGAAAGTTATCTTGTAGAGGTTCGTAATCAAAATGGTGGATACACCTATCGCACTCTAGCCGTAAAGGTTGGTGAATAATAATGGGAAAGATGAAAGAGTTATACTCAGAAATAATTGCTTGCGACCTATGCTTTGGCACAGGTTGGCTATTCTTTGGAAATGGTATAGACTATGATACAGAGGCTTGCGATTGTAATCCCCACCAATTATTTATCACTAAGGAGAACGACTAATGGAATATGAATACTCAGTAACTTGCACCTATGACGGAGATAAGTCCCCTCATTGGATTGGTCGCTATGATAATGCACTAGAGGCAGTTAATAACTTTAATAAGTTTATTGACTATGGCTTGGCTAGTGAATACTCAACAGTTAATCTTTCAGAGCCTAATGGCAAAATGCACACTAAGATATTTTACACTAATGGAACAGTAGGGGGTAAGTAAATGGGAAGCGTAACAGCGATTGGACTTGCAGAGTCAGAGTTAGATTTAGAAAAACAATTAGCATATCACTTACAGGGTAATCACTATCCACCCGTACCACTAATCATGATTAAGCCATGCATTGAAGCAATAGATGCAGCCTATGATGAGGACTTTGATAGATATATTGCTATGCCTGAAGGCGTATTCTATAAGGGAATGAGCCATGCACCTGCGTGGGCAGTAATTGAACAACACCACCTATCATGGTTCATTGACCCAGTAAATGAATATGAAGATGAGGAATAAAATGCCTGCTACAATAAATGCTATGGAATTAATACACGCTGATGATCTAACACCAGACCAATTAATGATTGATGATTTAATTGGAATTGAAGATGGCATCGTTGAAGTTAAATCTATTACTTCAGATGCAACAGGCGATAAGTATTCTATTGATTGTCAAAACGAGTTTGGTGAAATTGAAACAGTTGAATTTAATTTTGATTCACTAATTAAACTTTTTGTTTTTATAGAACACGACGAATAAAAAGGCCCGAGGCGATTTGTCTCAAATGTCCGTTTTACGTTGTGTTGACATTTTCCCTTAAGTCTGATAGGATTAAGTTATGAAAAAGACTTCAGAGGAATTACGTAGACTAATGGAACTTCGCCGTTCTAATGCTGCTTCTGCTGTCCCTTCAAAGAAAAACTATGACAGAAAGAAATGTCAGTCCCAAATGCTAGACTTAAAGAAAACAAAGGAGACCCCCTATGAAGTTTGAAAATGATGAAGTACTGGATGAATTCTATTCTACAGTGTGTCCTAATTGCAACGAAAATGAATGCGATGAGTTTATGCCAATGTGTGAGCACTGTTGGTTAGATGAATTAGCAAATTCCGTTACCAATGAAGACGCTGCTCTAGAAATGAGTTTAGGCCTTGACTACTAATACACTTACCCTTAAACTAAAACGCTCTAATGATAGAAAGGTTGCTAATCTTGTCACAAAATCTGGAAAACAAGCCGCTATTGCCAATACTTTTGGATTACCTGCAGGCAAGGCTTTCTCCTGTCCTGGTGCCACTAGCGTCTGCGAAAGTGTATGCTATGCAGGAAAACTCGAAAAACTCTTCAAAGGTGTAAAGGCTAACCTATTACACAATTGGGACCTACTTAAAGACGCTGATCAAGACACTATGGTGTCTCTGCTATCTGCAATGATAGATGAGTTTATTGCTGATTGTGAAAAGAAAGACGCCCCTAAGTTATTCCGTATCCACTGGGACGGAGACTTCTTCAATGATACTTATACCAATGCCTGGAAGACTGTTATCGAAAATCATCCCGACATTCAATTTTGGGTTTACACACGTGTGAAGGCTGCAGCGCTTATCCTTAAAGATATTGATAACCTGTCTCTTTACTTTAGCACTGATAGTGAGAATGTAAAAGTAGGTGTTGACCTTAAAATTAATCAAGGTGTTCGCTTAGCATACCTTTCTAAGAATTTTGCTATTGGGCAAGCAGATATGAAAGAAATGATTGGTAAGCCTGGCGCTAAGTGTCCTGAAAATCTAAAGGCAATTCCACTTATCTCAACTAATGGTAGCGCTTGCGTTTCTTGCGGATTGTGTGTATACTCTAAAGCAGACATAGTTTTTTCTGCTACTAAGAAATGAGTTAAAATGCCTACGTGGTTTTGGATACTAATAACGTTTATTATTTTTTGTTCAATTTTTAATTAATTGGATCCCCCGCTAAAAAGGGCTCGGGGGCAAAACTTTCATTTGTCAAGTTACGACACGCTGTTAAGATGTGATTAAGGACACACCCAAAAATCTCCCCCAAATTGGTATTTTTGACATTTTTAGTGTAGAATTAAACTATAACCCAAACGAAAGGAAAACCCCAATGACACTAGGCGGATACACTTATCAACTAGGTGATTTATTCACTACTAGTAAGACAGGCGTTACAGGCAGAATTGTAAAGTTCTCACCTATAAATGCTAAACTAACTAGAGTTTCATTACAACTAGCAAATGGCTCACGCCGTTTGGCTATGGTAAGCACAACAAAGTAATCTCACATAGTGAGAAATGTTAGAAATGGATTTGACATTTCTGACCTAAAAATGTTATACTTAAATAACAAGCAACAAACCCCTAACAGAAAAGGAAACACAATGTCAGTAAATACAAACACATACAAGGTTGGCGACCTCTACACATCACAGAAGTCAAAAATCACAGGAACAATCCAAGAAATCACACCTAACAAAGACGGACAATCAGTTCGTATCAAGTTAGATGTTGATGGAAAAGTTCGCTACACAACTTGGACAGCCAAGTAAAATAAAATAACGAAACAGGGGCAGTTTAGGAGAGTATCTAGCCCAATGTCGTAAGTAAGAACTCTCCCCCCTTATGGGGAAATGTCAGACCCACCCCCTATACTATAAATAACCCAAACAGAAAAGAGAAACACAAATGGCAAGAGGCAAAGCAATCTCAGTAAAGATACCAACACAGCGAGTGATTGACGCACTCACACAAACACTAGCCAAGTTAGAACTTGACTACACATCACAAGAAGCAAATGAAGCAAAGTATGAAAAAGCAAGAGAAGCGTGGCGCAAGGAAATTGGTGAGTGGGCTATTGCCAACTTCTCAAAGGCTGAAAACCTACGCACCAACTATCGTTCTTGGAACAAAACTCTCAATGTTGATTTTGACATTATCGTAAGCGAGAAGGATTTTCCAACAGAACCTGAAAAGGATTTTGAGCAAATCCATCAGCACACCTATCGTGAGCAGAAAGAGGAAATCTCTAACGCTATTCGTATGCTAAAGATGACAGATGAGGAAACAGTTTCCACATCAACCTATCAAGCGGTTGCTCGTTATCTCTAAATGAGGTTGGGTGGGGTGTAAAAACCCCACTCCAATTCGCCAGGCTGATTAGGGCGATCACAGAAATACTATAGAGCGTATCTCGCATATACTTAAATTGCGAAACAGGTGGCACAGCCTGTAAGAAGTGCACATCCTGAGTATGATCCAAAACTGCTCCCCGCAAGGGTCCTTGACAAATGTCAGTGGTACCCAGTACAATTGAATTAACCAACTAACAGAAAGAGGCCCCCATGGACCAGCCAATAACCGTAACACCTACAGACAATCACTACATGACAAGAGAATTTCTTGAGACCACACTCGTTGCCAACAAGGAACGTATTAATCAATTGGAAGAGCACATTCAGAAAGTAACTCAGCGCTCATATGCTGATTCAGCGGAACGTAACCGTATGGTTGAGGGCATGCAAGAGTGGACGCTTGAAGCACTTGAGAATGACCAAATTACAGAATCACAGGCAGAAGAAATTGCTGAGATTATGGGCTTTGAATTAACAAAAGAATTCGAAGTTGAAGTTACAGTTCTTTATTCAGTGACAGTCAATGCACGTAATGAAGAAGCAGCAACTAATGCAATTCACGATATCGATTTTGATACTGTTCAATATGATTCAGATAACATTTCGTGGTTGTCATCCTCAATTGATAGAGTGGATATTTAGTAGGGGGCTACTAAACTAAAAACCTAAGCATGTTTTAAAACTGCTTTTATTATTCCCACTTATTAGAGTGGTGATGTGTTAGAGTAAGTGGGTGCTTATCTCGTAAGAATAAGAATACCTGGAGTTACACAGAAGGTGTATCTATAAGCAACAGGGCACATCATCACTCGAAAATTTCCTCGGCCCCATTTTTTTGATCTTGTCAAGCGACACGCCGTGTGATTTACGACACCTTTAAGAAATGTCCGATTTGCCCCATGTTTAACTATCTGGATTTGCATATGTCAGCCCACCCTGTTATACTTAAAATAACAACAACAGAAAGAAGGAAACTCATGGCACATGACCTAGAAACACAAAACGGAGTTGCATCTTTTGCATCATTCCGTGAGCCTGCATGGCATGGATTGGGTACCGTCTTCACAGAAGAAAAAACAACAGTTGAAATGCTGGAAGCAGCAAATCTCAATGGTTGGAATGTTCGTCTTGAAGATTTGGAAACCCCAACACACTTAACAAGCGACAAGGCATACCAATATGTTTTGCGTACTAACCCAACAGACAAAACACAAACAGATATTCTTGGTGTAGTTGGTGAGCGCTACCATGTATTACAGAATGAAGATTTATTTTCATTTGGTGATAACATTCTTGACGGTGGAGGACGCTGGGAGACTGCTGGTTCAATCAAGGGTGGGCGTGTAGTATTTGGCGCTCTTGCTCTTGAGCGTGAAACAGTTCTTGACCCTAATGGTGTTGCGGATAAGGTAAAAACTTATTTGCTCATTAACACATCACATGACGGCTCTATTGCGATTCAAGCAAGCATCACACCTGTTCGTGTTGTGTGCGCTAATACTCTTAACCTTGCATTAGGTGGAGTTGGTCGTAAGAAGAATAAGGGCATCAAGCAATCTTTCAAGATTCGCCACACACAAACCGCTAATGGTAAAGTGCAAATCGCTCGTGAGACTTTAGGTCTTGCTAATTCTTACATGGACGAATTTGATAAAATGGCTAAGGCTATGATTGAGAAGGAAGTTTCTGCTAAGGAATTTAACGACATCATTCTTGCTGCATACGCTAAGCCTGAAAAGGACGCTAAGGGTGCTTTCAAGAAATGGGAAAATAAAGTTGATACAATCAACGATATTTACACAGGCGAATTTAACGGCATGATTGCTGGTAATGCTTGGGGTGCGTTCAATGCATTAACTGAGCGCCTTGATTGGTACCGTTCTGCTCGTGGTGGTTCTAACGAATCCATTCTTGCATCAGCATCAGGATTTGACCCTGCAATTAACGCAGAGAAAAATCGTTTGCTAAAAGTTGTACAAAATGTAATGCAACTCGCATAACAAAAAATTCCTAAGCATGAATTAAAACTGCTTCACGATTCGTTAGATCAATTGGTTAGATCGCTACCCTGTCACGGTAGAGGCTACGGGTTCAAGTCCCGTACGAATCGCAATTAATAAATATAAATCGCAATGCATAAAAATTTGGCTCGGGACTAGTGATGTATATCACATGACATTTCTTGCTTTTTTTGATTACGAAGGCTTGACATTTTTCCCCAACCATGCGACAATTAATACATGACCCAACAAGTTGCAATATATGAAATGAACTACTCCTGCTCTCCTGGTGGCGTTGACTGCTGGGAAGCAACTATCAATGGCTACGGTACTAGTAGTACTGCTAGTGATTTTAAAACTGCTGGAGAAGCCCTTAACTGGGTACTTGACAGACACCCTGACGAAATGCTAGAATTAACAGTAGTATCCCACCCTGCTTATGAAAAGGAATATGCATGACCCAAACAAATAATAAAACAGTAGCCAAACTGGTAGAAGAAATATACGAAGACAACTACTCACACCTTGACTTCATGGATAACATGAACAATGGAGAATGCGACTGCAATATCTGTAGCGCCCTTGAACTAATTATAAAGTATTGGGGCTATGATGTTGGGGTATAACGAAAAAGATATTGCTATTATGACAGATGCTATTGAGGATGCTATTAAGTCAGGCAGACTTGCTGATGAGATCACTGATGGTTTAGAGAAGGCTAGAGACTTTCTTGATGGCCTATGGGCAGAAGGGTACTTTGACTAATGAAAGTTAGAATAAGCCTTGAACAAACCATAGATCTAGATGATGCTATGTCTAATGATATAGGGTTTGAACTCTATGGTCCCCCTGATATGAGCAATGATGATAAGATAGATTATCTAATGGCTCGCTTTGCTGAGGACATAGACACTATGGTTAAATATGATGAGGTCCTAGGCAACATCTCAATAGAATACATAGAGGAATAATGTATAACTGGACTAAGTATGATTATCTTTGCACTGATTGTGATGCTCTTATGGAGATCACTACTCTAGTTGATATTAAGGACTGGAGAGGGTGGTGCTCTTGTGGATCTCCCAACCTAGTTTGGCTTGGCTCTTATGATGGCAATGCCCCTATGCTTGAGCCTGTGACGAAGGTCACACCTCCACAACTTGTCAAAATCAACACGAACCCCTATAATTAATATATGGACCTAAACACATTCAGAGAATATATCAGACTACATGCCATATCCCTTGAACAGGATTTGGAAAACGAGGACGGTGCTGATAGCATTGTTCCTTACCTAGAAGGCGCTATCCATGTGTCTAAGCACTACTTGGAGGTACTCAATGAATCCAACTGACCTTGACCCATACCTAATGAAACAGGTAGAAATGGGTATGGACGGAGCAGATATTCTGCACGGACACCTAAAGACACTCATGCTTGAAGCAGAACAAATCCTTGACCGCTGTATTGAGGTTGAGGATGAATCAGGTGACGCTATGGATTCTATGGCTCGTACAGAGGCCACTGGGTATCTAGACGCCCTTACTGAGGTATATGCTTTAACTTATGCCATTGCCTTTGCCAAGGAAGATGTTAAGAACCGTAGGGAGATTCTTGGTGGATAAGTTTGTTGAGATAGACTTTGATGAGTGGTGTGAAACCTACAAGCCAATCAAGAATCATATAGATACAAATGCCTCCTTTGACGGGGAGATGTTTGAGACATATGGTGATGAGGTAGAGTTTGTAAAGCAGCAGGACCCTGCCTATATCTGGATGTATGGAGACGGAGACGACGGTGGTTCCTATATATGGAATGGCTGGCACTTTGTTAATCGCATTGGTTATTTTATTACTGCGGTTCCTTGTCCCCCTGATACCACGATGCAAATCAGAGTAAGCCATAACTGGTTCTACTGTGAGAACTGCCAAGCAGAATTCGAAGACCCTGATAATACTATTAGAGATGCCTTCGATGAGCACGATTTGGAAAAATGCCCTAATTGTGCTACACTTAAAGAAATGACCCTAGTAGGACTGGAAAACCAAAATGCCTGAACTAAGTGATAGTTGGAAAGATGATGATGTAATTACTGTCTACACATGCCAATCGTGTGGACACAAATCCCTAACAATACCAACAGTCTGCCCTGACTGTGGAAAGGAAGTTGACAATGCCTAAGTATACTGTAACTGCAACACGAGAGACTTACTATGAATTCGAGATTGAAGCAGCGGATGAATTGGCTGCTGAAGATCAAGTAAGACAATTAGAAATCGAAGGGGACATTGAAACATATGCCTATGACTGGTATCCTTTAGAGATAGAATCCGTTGAAGAGGAAGAAGAAGAGGAAGAGGTATAACCATGGGAGCACGTACTAACTTTACTATCGTAACTACTGAAGACCCAAATCAGAATATTAATCTATACTCACACTGGGGTGGGGACAGCGGAGTCATGGACCTGGCGCTAGCCCTAAAGAAGGCAATGCCACGTATGGGTGACACATCCTACTTTGTTCGCATTCTTATCAATGCGCTGCAGGACGACCATGACAGTGAAACAGGTTATGGCCTATACGTAGGTGAGGTCAATCATGAGGAGCAGTATGAGTACAAAGAAGTCAACCTGACTAACAATACTGTTACTGTTGGGGACCTGACTAAGCCTATTGATAAATTTATTTCTTATCACCTTGATGAGGTTTTTGCTGTGCAGCAATAGGGAATGGGTCCCCTGTTGTAATATAGGGTGGAGCGTAGGTTCTGAGGCTTGCGCTCCCCCTTACTTTTTGGTATAATGAATAGAGAGGAGTTTGCCCATGACATTTAGTGTCAGAAAGACACAAAGCAATAAAGAAACACGAAAAGCAGAAGCATTGGCAAAACTTCTAACTGAAGATTTTTCTATTGACCTAGAACGGGTTGGTTATTATTTAGTTAGGAATATGCCCACGATTGTATTTCACAGATTAGATGTCCTTTCCTTGTCAGCAATGGAAGAGTATGATAAACTTAGTATAGAGATGAAAACTGGAGGAAAACCACCATGGCGTTAAACTTAGCGGACAAGTCAGGAATAATGGCTGAACTATGGATGAACTATAGAGATGACAAAAACTTCTCAGACTTTTTTGGATACAACGATATTGGGTTGCCAATCTCATATTATTTGGCTGAGGGTTTGATCACAGAACTTTCGCCATTAGGTGAGCAGTACATCATGGAGTCATGTGATATGTTCTTAGCAATGATTGATGTAACTGAGGATGAGGTTGATGGTTTGATTGATATCAATCTAGATGCAGTTATGCAGTTATCCACAGACAAGAAGGAACAGCCTAAACCTGAACTATAGGTTGGGGCTGGCCGAGGATTCTTTGTCAAACCTCAAACCTTTATATCTACACATTAAGATTACGAAGAGAGATTTCTTTTCCCCAATCATGGCATATCGTCAAACCTTCATATTGTCAAATTAAGATTACGAAGAACAAATTCTTTTCCCCAATCATGCCAAACCTTTATATCTAAAACCATGTTATACTTTATATATGAGTCCAAGAAGCCACTTTGCAGATTATGCTAAAAGATATCCTAAACAATATCAGTCATTCTCCGATTCAATGTGGAATGGTTTTGTATCTGTTACTCATACTATTGGGTTAGGTAGGTTCTTTTCTTTTACCCCCGCACATTCCGTGATTGATGATCCTATTAGTGACGGCGAAGCCGTGGGCAAAGCCCTTGCAGAGATCTACTTAGAAGCCCAGCCAGAAAATGGCGGGGGATTCAGACCAGGCTTCTAGTAATACTATAGTAATAAACACCCCTATAAATTATCAAACCTTTTCTCCTGGTTTTTAAAACTTTATCAAACCTTTATATATTTTTATTACGAAATTCGAATAATTTTCCCTGGTTTTGGGGATTTTTTTCTGCATGAAATGGGCTTGACAAACCATAATTTATCCGATATAATGCCCAAACCATGCATACAAAGGTTTGACAAATAAGGTTTGATATGATATGATGCGGGGCATATGAAGGTTTGAAGGTTTGGGGATGTGAAGGTTTTGCGCCAGAGGATTACGACGCCTTCGTTAAAAGCGCTCTATCCTCCACTACTCTCCACAATGCTCCACTTCTACTCTGTCTAATAATATAATCAGTAAGATCTATCTGTGGATAAACCTGTGGATAACTATTTGATATACTTAGTATATGACAGAACAAACCGAAGAAAAGATCCCAGGATATAAGCAAATTCCTCCTGATTGGTGTGATGATTGTACTATCCAAGATAGTGTTTGTACAATATGTGGCTGTAGCCATAACTGCTAAACCTGTGGATAACTATCCTGATATAATGATTTAATGGCATATTCTATAGTCACAATTCCAAGAACTGGTAGTCATTATCTACAAGAAAGACTCCTTCAACACACAGGGGTACTCATACAAAAATATCATGATCCACAGCCAACCAAGGTTATTACTATAGCCAGAGACCCAAAGGATACTCTTGCATCTGACCTAGCAATGTCTTCATTCTTCTATGGTACAGATGACATTAAAAAGGATATAGAAAAGATCATACCTCTTGTTCAAACCTTGTCTGAGTATCTCCTCAATGCAGATATCATAATAGATTACGATGACCTAATACATTTCCCATATGAGACAACCAAAGCCTTAGCAGATGCTATAGGGGCTAAGATGGAAGTTGATACATATAAAACCAAGATACTAGATGATCCAAAGAATGGGCATATGATCTCTAGCAAGAATTTCGGGGAGTATCAAAATATCCGTACACTCTTAGACGCCTATGACATTTCTGGACTATACGACATATACCATAAAATGCTTGCCAAAGCAATTGACATTAAGCCTTCATCTATGCTATGATGAATGTATGAGAATAAACCATGGAAAAATGTCGGGCAACTATGCTATTGGCGTATATATCCATAACTGGGGACATCCTATAAAAAATGACTGGGAAATCGGTTTGCAGTTCTTTAAGTGGTATGTCGGAGTAAGTCTCAATGCATGATTGCAACTATGAACTAGACCTTGATGGTCAAGTAACCTGTACTGTATGTGGGGCTATGGATGATGACATGTCCAACCCTAATGTGATAGAATAGACTTATGGAAATAATTATAATACTAATCACTTGGTATGCCACAAAGGTATTTTACACAAAACGGCTTACCATTCAAACAACATACAACGATCCTGAGATGGCACACGCTCAATGCTCAAAATGTTCTCAAACCATATATACTCATATAAGTAACTTACGAAATCCATTTTATTGTTTGACGTGTAAGTAATGCCTATTGTACTATGCTTTGACTGTGGTGCATCCTTTGATGTCCCATATGACACTCCAAACCCTACAAGAGCCTGTCCTAAGTGCCTAGACAAGATGTGGGAGACTCAAACCTCCTTTGAGGAATAATATGATTCTATACATCTACTGGGTTTATCTTATGCTAGGTATATCTGCTATAGCCATTATTGATTCTTTATACTGGTATGTTAGGTCTTTCTTGACTTCCCCCGCAAAACCTACTATACTTGATATATGACCAATCAAGAGATATCTGACCTACTCAACAAAGAATCCTATCGTGTATGGGACACTGCCAAAGTGATCAAGAACCAAGACTACCATGATGGACTGGTCAAAGGTTTAAAGATGGCTGCTAAGTTAGTGGCTAAACTATGAGATACTTTAAAAAGGGTTGGATAAAGGGTGGCGTATCTGATGGGTGGGGTTTCTCAGCAGAGTTTTACCCCTCAGAGCGATCTCTAAGCATTATGTTTATCCATTGGTATATAATCATTGAAAAGGATTATTATGAACTGTCCAATATGTAATCTTGCCAAAGACGGAGAATGGTTTTGGGATGCTCATCAAACCATGAGTGATGGAAAGATATGGTGTGTCAATGCTAAAAGACCTTCAGATACCTGATCCCTTTCAAACCTTTGTAGCCAACAAATATGCCAATGCCAAGGGCTATGTCCATGACTGGTTTACTGGTGAATGGTCTTATAGTTGTTCTACCTGTAAGGAAGACCTCTTTGGTCCATCCCGCAAAATATTAACAAAGATTAGGTTATTCCATACAAGAAATGAGTGTACAGGTGGCTACTGAACCAAAGATTACGAAGATGGATTGGCGTTCCCTAGGCTACTGGCCTGTGTGGAAAGATGGAAAGAAAGTATGGGTGCCACAGGTTGTCTCTGAAGATAGTGATTGAGGAATATACTCCTCCTAAGATAGCCAAGAATGCAAAGAAGAAGTTCTTTCTCCCCCCAATTCCTTGGCAATGGACTCTATACAATGGATCAAAGATTTTATCCTTTGGGTATTGCCATACAGAGGAAGATGCAGAGATTAAGGCTAACTCTGCTCTACGTGATTTTAATGGCTATAGGTAGGTAACTAACCAATATTGCTACGGAGTAGCATAGGAAGGTTTATAACTCCTATTTTGCGCCGTACTTTAATGCTGTATAATAAAAGATATGGCTATAAAAATTCATTGGATGCACCGTAATGGGTGGGATAATAATAAGCACGATCTAATTAAAATGGCTAAATTTTTGGACGAAGCGGGAATTGTTTCTGTTTTACTACCTTACGGACCTGAAGGATTAGATTATCTCCTGCATGTTCCAGGCATGCTTAACAATACTGACAAACTTAGAGTTTTAATTGCAATACCAGCCTATGCAGTGAGCCCAGAATATATGGCAAAAACATTTAGAACCATGAGGCAGTTTAATGGTCAAAGGCTTGATTTAAATTTAGTTGCTGGTAATTATGATGAGGATAGAGCAAAATTGATACTATCCGATTACCCAGGAAATATATCACATATAGATACTCATGAAAAAAGGGTTGCACTTACTGAGCCTTGGATTGAGAAATTTAATAATCTTATGCAAGGTCATGAAATAAATTACGTTTCCTACGTTGTTGGGGCATCAGACAAAACTATAGAAATAGCAAACAAACACACTGACTACCTTATCATAAACCATTCAATGCTTACTGAAGAGTCTATGTCTAAGTTAGTAAATACCAAACCTATGCTCAGCATAGACCCTTTAATATTAGATAGCCCAGAGGATGAAGTAAAGTATAACGAATACTTTTATCAAAAGAAAAACCATCACACCATCAAGGGTACATATCAAGAAGTTTTAGATCAAATCAATGCAATATCTGACAGATTTAAGATATATGACTTCATAGTTCATACTGACCAGACAGATTTAGATAATATATTTAAACTAATAAAAGAGTTATCTAGCCAGCCATAGCAATACCCCTGTGGATAACTGTGTTATAATGATTATATGATTGAGTCTAGGTCCCCAGAAAAATGTCATTACTGCGATAAACCAGCAGAGTACAATGACCTTGTTGGAAACAAGGAAGACGGCTTTTTTGTATCTGGAGTCTGCAAGAAACATGTGAAGCAGTATGGTCTATCATGATAGATGTAAGAGGAATTCCTGCAGCAGCCTGTCCATTATGTGGCTCAAAACTATTAAGAATCACTGCAGAGTTTGATGAGAATTATGAGATTGTTAGGTATCTACTTAATGATGCTCAATGCTTTGAGTGTAAGTCTATGATTACAGCCCCTACTCCGATAGATCTCTAATAGTTTCTTCTATTTGTCTTTCTATTATTTTTTTAACAACTCTTGATGATATAAGTTTTGAGTCAAAACATTCTGTATATCCGTTCTGAGGAACGTCTTCTTTCTTTAGGTATTGTTCTGGCATCTTAGATTTTAGGGTTTTTAAAACCTTGCCCTCAATTATTTTTGCTACCCTTCTTGTTGGCAATATCCAATAATACATAAGTATCCAACCTTTACGTCTATGAGTGGCATATCTTTCATTGGATATATTTGCAATGCCTATCTTAAAAGCCCTGAGTGCTGGGCTATATATGAGATATAGGATAGTTCTTTCCATATCAACATTATACTACTAGTGGTACAATAAAATATGAAAGAAATTATGCTGGTCAGTCATTCAAGGACATACACTCATTTTTTTGAAAAGAATCTTTTAAACCTAGCAGATGTTAATGCTGGGCTAGGTATAGGAAGAACGTTGCAAATTACTGGCACACATAATCATGCAATCTCTTTAGATTCTAGGTATTCAAAGATGGATCGTTTCTCCTTAGTTAGAGACCCTGTTCAGTGTATTGCATCATCACTTTCTCAAGTTCAAAGTTTTGAACAAGTTGGATCAAAAGAGTTAAAGACTGTAATTGATAACTGGATAAACTTTCATAAAAAAATATTAGAAGAAGATAGGATAAACTTGGTCTGGTGTAAAGATTTAAAGTTTCGACCTTTAGAAACATTTGCAAAAGTTATAGATATCTTGGGTCTTGAAATGATAAGAGATAATATTATTGATCAAAATACAATCCAAGATATTAACTATAAAAATTCAAACTTTGATAGCCTAGATTATCAAAGAATCCATAGACTTGTATCCTCTACAGACTTATCCAAAGCCTATTCAATATATGCTAAATTAGTTAAACAGTCAATACAAGTTTAGCAGTTATGGTATGATTGATATATGAAAAAATCAAACATTAAAGTCTCTCAATCAAAAATGCGTAGAAGCATAAAAAATAAGAAACGCCTTAAGGACAAGGTTATCTTATCTAAGTTTGAACGTAAGCAAATTGCTTTGAGGGAGTCCATTATGAATACATATGGTCTCCACAATGCATAGGGTTATACTTCATACCTTTCAGAGAACTGGCAGAAATTTTGTAACAAATGCCATACATCAAGTTGCTGGTATATGGATCGACTCTAGTCAGTCAAATGACAATATCAACTATGATGAATATGATAATGTCATTACGATTGTTAGAAATCCAGTAGATTGCATAACCTCTTTGTCATTAATGGCAGCAAAGTTTAACCCAGGAGTTTCAATCAAAAATAATGTTGATGCCTCATCAAGATCCTGGATTGATTTTCATAAAGAAGCAAACATGGACAATAGTATTTTCTTAAATTTCAAAGAGTTAGAGGATGATGGAGAATCTTTTATTAAAAAGATTTTGTCTTTAGTAAAAATTGAACAAATTAAAAATTATAAAGATATTGACTTTGATACTTTATTGGATCAATATGAAAAAAATCATGAAACTGGATTTACTGTGACTGAAAAGAATAATCCAGACTATGCTGAAGCATTAGAATACGCAAGTGGACTAGACTTAAGTGAGCATATAAAGATATATGATGACTTGATCAATAGGTGCCTATAGTGTGGTCATGGGTTCTTGCAGTTATAGGGGTTGCAGGCATATACTTTGTTGGAAGAAAAGATAAGTGGGGATGGTTTGTTCTTTTATTTAACGAGTCTCTTTGGATAACGTATGCTGTAATTACTAAGCAATACGGCTTTATATTCTCAGCAATTGCATATGCAGCGGTCTATATCAAATCGTACATACACTGGTCTAAAGAACCAGTTAACAAGATACATTTATGAGCCTAGAAAAAAATATTAAGGCTGTTCTATTTGAACTTGGCAAAGAGATTAAGTTTCACCAACTAGACTCACAGAATATGATTATTGAAATAGACTATGATAAATACACTGCAGAATTAATGGATGTCTTTAAGGATTATTTAGAAAATAAATAAGGCCCTATCGTCTATCGGTTAGGACAACGCCCTTTCACGGCGTAAAGACGGGTTCGATTCCCGTTGGGGCTACATTGACAAACCTTTGTTGTAGGAGTATACTTATTATATACGGACAAGGAGGATAGTTATGCTACATGCTTTATGGTTAATCCCAGCATTTTTTACTGGGTGGATTGTTTGTTACATTCAAATGACATACGGAGTTGATCAAGGTGACTAATAAAGAGATTCGATTTAAACGATTCTGGATTCATGTTGGCTATAACCTAAAAGGTTTTGGTCTTGGGTTTAGAATTGATAAGTATAATGCCAATATTGACTTCCTATGGTTCTGGATTGGAATTGAATACTAATGTCAAGAATGATTATTTGCCCTACCTGCAAAAAAGAATGGGAACTTCGTTGGGGTATTTTTGGACACGATAGTTTAGCCAGACACATGAAAGAGCACAAATGACAACAGAAATGAATAAAGCAAAATTTGCTGCATACTGGGCTTTAGAAGTTGCCAATGCACCAGAGGAAGCATCTTTACAGTTGTTTGACATGTTTGAAACACTATTGCGTAAAGAAATTGCAACAGAGGTGAGTGGGCTACTAGTTAAGTACGCTCCTGATCCATCTAAAGTTATTGTTGCTAATGAGATTATTAAATCTGCAATTGAAATTATTAAAGGGGACGAAGACTCTTACTAATGGCCAACTATATCAATGATGGAATACACAATGTTCCTGATAATACAATTGCAATTATGGGATATCAATCAGATAAAACCTATAATGTAATTCGTGATATGCGTGGCTCTAAATCTAGAGATGGTTTTCCAAAAACTGCAACAGCCTGTTTGCCAATGAGCATTGCAAATCAAACAGGGTTTGCTATTGTTAGCCTTTCGGACTTTACAATGCGCTGGGATGGTGGTCATGAACCTTCTAGCGTGTCTATAACGTGTGATGACAAGGTCGCTGAAGGATTTTATGGTCATGGAGAAGATCATGTCTATGGTAACGCTAAGCAAATGCTTGCCCCATTTTATTCTGGAATGATATCCATTAAGCATGATTTCTTTCTTAGAACACCTCCTGGGGTAAATCTTTTTGTTACACAGGTGCCGAATAACTTTATTCCAGGAACAGTTCCAGTATCTGCAATGATTGAAACTGATAATGCTGTTAGAGATTGGGTGTTTAATCTTAAGATTACTGTTCCTAATATAGATATACATATTAAGAAGGGTGATCCGCTTATTGGGCTAATCCCTATCCCTCGATTTTTTGCAGATTCTTTTGAATTAAAAAGTGCCTACGATATTTTTGAAAATGAAACATTAAGAACAACATTTGAAGAAGCATTAAGCACAAGTTCGGAGATAAAAGGATTAATAGATGATGCTGGAGATCCTCTTTCAAAAGAAATTCAAGGTGGTTTTACTGGTCTTTATGCTTTAGGTAAAACTGTTAGTGGTTTTGATTTTTATAAGCATCAAAAAACAATTGGGAATTCAAATGGCTGATCCAGATGTGACAGAAATTAAAGCAAAGCAGAATATTGTAAACATGAGATGGATTGCTTATGGAGTTTTGGATGGTAATAGAAACATTATGACAAGTGTCACAATGGAAACTGCACAAGAAGCCGTGGATGATTTAATTAATTTTGCAAGAAGATTAAAGCAAGACGAGCAACAGTAGCCAAGTTGGTTAAGGCCCCGAACTCATAATTCGGTTATCGTAGGTTCGAGTCCTACCTGTTGTACAAGGCGAGTGTTGCATAATGGTAGTGCACCATCCTTCCAAGTTGGTTGTGCCAGTTCGATTCTGGTCACTCGCTCCATACCTCTGTAGTTCAGTGGACAGAACGATGGACTTCTAAGCCATGCGTCGCAGGTTCGATTCCTGCCAGGGGTACATCTATAAGAAGAACGTATGCGTGAGATAAAAATACGCTTCTATCTAAATTTTTATTTGATGTATAAAATATTTGATTTGTTTGAGGAAGATAAATAATGTATTGATCAAACTCAATAGTAAAATCATTTAAGTATTCTGTTTTAACCAACAACATTCTTTTTATGTGATTGGGATGTACCTTTAATTTAGTAGAGTCTTCAATCTTGCTAAGTATTTCTTCTAAGCCCTCTAAAACAAAATTAGAAAACTTTATCTTTGGCATTTCTTCTTTACTATATGAATAAGGATTGATTAGTTCTTTATTAATGTCTAGCAGGGTTGTCGAAAATCTATCAGTAATGCTTTCATGATACTGCTGTAAAATAAAAAAGAACTTTTCGTGATCTTGAAAGGCATCGTTAAAGCCATACATGCTTAAACTCTTTCAAGTAATGTATTGTATAGTCCTAATATTTCTTGATATTGTTCAGTTGACTGTATGTATGAAACAACCATGTCATAGTGATCTTTATTTACTTCATCATCATTAAACCCACGTTTAATAATTGCATTGCCAAAGTCTCTTTTATGTTTGCTGCCAGAAATATCTAAAATACTTCCAACAGTTTTAACTGGATCACTTTTCATTTGATCAGTAGAAAATACTTTAAGATCTTTGTTTAAAGTTGCACACATCATATATGATTTATAAACCATCATTTGATGATTAATAAACTTAATATCTTTTTCAGAAAGGACTAACTCTTCTTTAATGTTTTCTTTTTTCATTACTTCACTGCCGTATATAATTTGTCCTGTTTTGCCAGTGAACCAACCACAAACATTGATTGCAATGTTTTCTGCTGGCTCTCTAATTATTGTACATAGAGTTACGTCTTCTCCATAGTTACCCAAAGAAATGACTGGCTCTTTCTTCCATATGATCCACTCACTGCCTTCAGCAAGTTCATTCATATTCTCAGTTCTATCTGCTCTAATTGTTGAAGCAAGTAAAGAATAAAACTGTTCTACCCCCGCATGTGGGTATGCATTAATTAGTATTTTCATTTTTCTTCTTATGCTTAGGTCTATAGTCATCAAGAATTGCTTTAATTGTTCCGTCTTTTCTTAGACGAACAATCTTTCCATCCTTAATTTGTGTAGGATTGAACGCTGTTGATTTTCTTTTTGGCATATGACAATTGTACCACAATATGGTATAATTAATAGGCCTGCCCAATAGGGGGGTAAATTAAATTATTCGCTTGAAAGGGGAATAAAATGAACGCAACACATGCAACAAACTTCGCAATGGATCTATTTAATGATCCATTTTTTATTGGCTTTAACAGAGAGTTAGGCCGTCTTAACACAGCACACAAAACAAACTCACAATCATACCCACCTTATGATCTTCTTAAACTAGATGAAGATACATTCAGGCTTTCGATTGCAGTGGCTGGTTTTTCAAAGGAACATATTAATGTTTCAGTAGATAATGGCAGCCTCATTATCCAAGGGGAAATCATTGAGGTAACAGATGCAGAGGTAGTTCACAAGGGCATTGCAACTCGTAAATTTGTACGATCATTTGCACTTGGAGAATATATGGAAGTATCTTCGGCTGAACTCAAAGATGGAATGCTGCACATCGATGTAGTAAGAAATGTTCCAGAAGAGAAAAAGCCAAAGTCAATAACTATTTTGTAGTATAATTGATGTATTCCGTGATCGGTTGGTCCGCAAGGATTTTCTAAACGGATGGTCGATGAAAAGACAGTCAGCAGGCTGAAACCCGTGGCTGATAGACCTGAGCAGTCGTCTATAAACTGCTCATTTACTAACAATGGAGAGCAATGATTAAAGTTAACAACTATGTACAGGTAATTGGCATTGAGGAATATGACTTACAGCCAGCAAAAGTTTTGAAGATCCTTGAAGATTCATATGAACTTGAGATGAGAGACAATACAGTTAAGGTTTTGCCTGCCACAAATGTTAAAGAAAAGAAAAACTGTGTATGTGGTCAGTCAGCAAGAGGACCCTGGTGTGATGGGTCACACTCTAGGCATTAGTCTCTGAATCAAAAATTCTAGATATATAAATATTTTGTAGACTTTCTGTTCCAAACGAAAAGAATCTAACTTTCCACTCTTTGTTTACTTGTAAGAATGTAGTCACTGCCTGCATAACTTCATAAGGATGTATTGGGTCATCTGGAGCAGTTGAAAAATCATCAATTCCAATAATTCCGTAAGGCTTTACTATTTGAGAAGCATATAGCAATTCATTGTATACATTATGAAAAGAATGATCAGAGTCTAAATATATAAAATCAAATTTATCAACAATGTTTGATGGTATATACTCTGGAAGAAGTGTTTCAGATTTTCCTTTTCTAATTTCAACTTCTGGATTATTTTTAAATCTTTCACAAACAAAAGAGTAGTTGCTATTGGCATCATATCTGTTTTCTGAATTTGGCATCATATCTGGATTATCAAAAGTATCTATAAGTACTAACTTATTAAGTTTAAGACCATCAACAAGGGCTTGGGCATAATCTCCAGCAGCAGTACCGACTTCCATAACTCTCAACTCTTTATTCATTCCAGCAAGTATATTTATTATTGACCACCGATTTGGAAGGATTTTTGCTTGGGCCACTTGCTCTTCACTAATTTCGAGTATGTTGTATGGGGATACTGCAGGCATTCCTATCTTATCGCATTGACACAGGTATTCCTTTACTACTTCTGGTGGTTCTAATCTCCAGACATCCCCTATTTTTTTAGCATTATGCTTCATACTATATATAATACCATATGCTATAATTATTACATGCATCCATTGACTCCTTCCTGGTATAGACCAAGACCAGAATTAAAAAAGATAGATAACATTTCTTCAATTATAGGTATTGATACTAATAATATTAAAGTAATTGAAAACTGGATATCTGATGAAGACTGCGAAAGAGCAATGGAAATTATCTCTAAAACTCCTGTAAATCATTCAGCAACACACTCCTATCCAATTCATAATACTGAAGGATATAAGGGTGAAACAAAAGAAGAAAGACTATTTGCAGAAGAGTTTGGTACTAAGATGGTTTCACTTGGAGAAGAACTTTATGGGCTTCCACTACTAAAGGATCAGAAGTTTTTATATGTTGTACACCCAACTGGTACATACATTGACCCACATACAGATATTTTAGATATCACCGCTCCAGATTATGAAGGAGATACATACGAGTCACAGCGTGAAAGGTTCCCATATCTTTGGAGTGGTCACCTATCTATCCTTGCTTATCTCAATGATGATTACGAAGGTGGGGAATTGTATTTTCCAGAACATGACTTTGGTGTTAGACCTAAAAAAGGTATGATCATTTTTTTCCCAGGGAACCTTCACTATGTTCATGGGGTAGCACCAGTTACAAGTGGAACTAGATACACATTATCTCAGTGGTCAAAGTTTAAAGACTTTATAGCAAAGCCAGAAAATGTCTAGGAAGCCCACACACCCTTTAGGTCAAGATGAGTTTAAACTATTTGCTCCTGATGAAATAGAAGACTCTGAAAAGATAAGTCAAGATCAATTAAATGGAGCAAAACTTTTTACCTCTAGGGAAGAGTACGCAAAAAACTTTAAGCAGGGAATTAGATATTTAGAAGTTGGTGTTGCTTGGGGTTATTCTGTTAAGATGTTCCTTGATTCAACAAATGCAGTATCTGCTGACCTTGTTGATTGGTTTAATCAAGACCTAAGATGTTGGTCATGGAGAAAATTTGGTGCTTGTCAATGTTCTGGAATGAAACATGAACTACTGTATACCCCAGATAAACATCAAGAATATATAATTAACAAGTTTGCAGATTATCCAAATGTGGCAACTTACAAAGGTGATTCAAAAGAGGTGCTTCCAGAGTTAATAAAAAATAACAAAGAGTATGATCTCATCTACATAGATATAACCAACTATAGGTTTACAACAAGAGATGCACTTAGAAATGCAGCAAAGATGATCCCTATTGGTGGAGTTATTGGAATGAATGACTACCTTATTTATGATGGAATTATTGAAGAAGAGCCTTATGGAACATTTCAAACAGTAAATGAATTTTTGCAGTATAATAAAAACTGGGTTGTTGATGCAATTGCCTTGCACAACCTAGGGTTTTATGATATATACATTAGGAGAGTATCTTGAGCGATAGAGAAAAGTTTGATGATTTTTATTTTAAGCCTGACAAGGTTCGTGATAGCACATCCGTATGGGATATATTTTGGGATGAGTTTGATATAACATGGGCGCAAAGCCAGGAGTATTCTAAATCAAAACACTTTACAGTTAATCCTGCAGAATCACAACAGTTTTTTGGAACAGAAGATGATGGAGAGGTTACCTATGACTACAATAGTGATTGGTTTAGATCAGATGAGTTTACCACTGAACACCCTGAAAAATACCATATTGTGTTTTCTGGATGCTCCGAGACAGAAGGTGTTGGATCACCGCTTGAAACTGTTTGGGCAAAACTTCTACATACAAAACTAAAGCAACGCTTTAATATTGGAGGATATTACAATCTTGCAAAATCTGGACAGGGCTGGCATAAGGTTATATCTTCTTTATTGGTATACATTAAAAAATATGGGAAGCCAACACATTTTTTTGTATTACTTCCTAACGTTGCAAGAGACTATGTCTGGAGAGAAGATCGCCAATCTTGGAACTATGAACAAAAACTTCCCTTTACTTCAAATAAAAAGCATTTACCAAAAGAAATGCTTGATCAGGTAACAACTTTAGATGAATACAGAGATGCCTTTATTCACTTTACTCTTGGATGGAAATTATTTGAAGCATTTTGTAACGCAAGTGATATTAAATTAGTATGTTCTACATGGAACTATGAAGAATCAGAAAATAATATATTCCACAATCATAATCCAAGTTTCTTTAGTTTAGATAAACCACATTTTGAGGAATATGCAAAACAAAAAAGACCTGATGGGAAATTTAAAGACAGGGACCTTAGAAGAAGAGATAATCATTCTGGAGTCTTATATCATGAATGGTGGGCAGACTCATTTATGCAGCAGATATTAGAAAGAGGTTTATTTGATGATTAAGAAGATACTATTCTGGTACCGTTTTAGAAAAATAAACAAAAAATTAAAGAAAAATCCACAAAAATTCATATACTAGAGATATGATATAATTGTTTACAGTTTAACCTTATAAGGGGGATCAAATGGATAAAGATAAGTTAGCAAACAAACTTGCTGGTAAGTCTGTAAGTAGACGTGGCAATGAGTTTACGTTTAAAGAACTCGCACCAGGAATTCATGTATATGGAAATATCTGGCCTGAGTCAATGGAGTTTATGAAGAAATTAGAAGATACACATCAGTTTGATCGTGAAGATTATTATGATGAAGAGATTGGCAAGAAGGCAAGTACTTGCTGGGTATACCATAACGAAGATATGGCTGATGCTTTTGAAGAGGTTGTCGACTCATATTTATTTATGTGGGATCTTGGTCCACTAACAAGAGAAGCATTTAGAATTACTAAGTTTGAAGACAATGAATTTTTCTCAGTTCATCCTGATGATTCGTATGGAACTCCAAGAACTGCATCTTTTGTTTATTATCCAAATGATAACTACGAAGGCGGAGAGTTGGAGTTTGTTCACTTTGGGCTAAAATATAAGCCAAAGGCTGGAGAACTTCTATGTTTCCCATCTGGATATTCATATCAACACAAGATTCATAAGAAGACTGGTGGAGATACAAGATATACTGTTGTATTCTTTGCTTGTGAAATCTCACAAAAAGAACGAGATGCAAGAATGGAAACATTAGACTTTCCTTATCAGCCTAAACTAGAATACATCTTAAGAAAATAAAAACTAAATAAAAAAGGGGGCCTTGATTGGCCCCCTTTCTTTTTGCCAATTTACTTCTTTGCTGCTGGCTTCTTCTTTGCAGGAGCCTTCTTTACGGTTGCCTTCTTAACTGCAGTATCAACTACTGCTGCATCTGGAAGACGTCCAAACGCTGTGTCGTTAGGATTGATTGCACGGATTGCTACGGGCGCTAATGCAGCCAATAGAGAGTATGCAAGTGTCTTAAGATCTGTCACACCTGACATATAAAGTGCAAGACCTGCACCAAGTACTGATCTTCCGTATGACGCTAGTAGTGCTTTGATTTGTTCATTCATATTATTCCTCCTAGGATATAATTTGTGTTAGTGTAGTAAAACCAATCCAGAGTCCAATAATTCCTGCGACTCCCGCAAAAACTGGTGGTGCTGGTACTGGTAATTTGAATGCAGCAAACACGATTCCGCATCCAAAACCTGTTAGTATTGATAGAAAAACTTCCTTCATCGATAACCCTTTTCTGATAACTCTAAATAATGTTCTTGACACACATCAACTATAGTTGTCTCTGTGCCATATACTTTTTCTGCTTCAAGTACACAATCTATGACCTGACAAGAATAGAACGCATCATATGCCATATCGTAGTGTGACTTAAACTTTATCATCCCTCAATTTTACCATAATCATCTGGAATAAATTTGATTAAATCTTTATAAGCAGCGCTGATATCTCGCATGGCTGGATGCAGAGGAGTCTCCATTACGCTACCAAACTCATCAAAATATTTTATATGTCCTTCAACCTTTTGCTCAAAGTTCCAAATACCAGCCTGTACATTTTCAATATAAGCATAAGCCCAGTTTCTAGAGTCTGCAACAAATTTCAAAAATCCATCATCTTCTTTTACTTCTGGATCTTTTTTATTTCTTAACTCTTTAACTTCGTTTTCAATTCTAATAGTATAGTCAAGCACTTCTTGTTTAATTTTTGTTTCAAGATTTTTAGAAGTATGTCTTAGCCTTATATTGTCAATAAGAACTCCAAAGAATAGTACAACAAAAATAAAAAATCCTAAAAAGTTTAACGCATTTGACATTTACTTTCCACCATCTCTAACTAAAAGTACAATAGCACCATTCTCTTCTAATGCTTGCTTTACCTTTAACATATATTGAAAAGCCTCAATTTTGTCATCATGATATAAACTAAAAAAGTCTTTTTCACTAGCCTTAACTGTAAGAAAGTGTTCATTGTCAA